AAAGCGTGTCCCGTGCTAAACACCTTGGCATCATGCGTGGTTGCAGCCGATACAGCGGTAACCGATATTCTCACAACTTCTTCTACGGTTGATTTGGGCACATCGTTTAACGACCTCAGTATTTTATTGACCACCGCCGCTGATGATACCCTTGCGGTAACAAAAACGGACGGTACAAAAACAATAAATATCGCTTTAGCAAACACCACAGCATCAAATAACACCGCCACAAAAATTCAAGTCGCCATTCGAGCATTGACAACCGTCGGAGGGGTAGCGGTTGGAGCCGTTACCTGTGTAGCCGGCGGAAATTGGGATACCGCAGCTATTGCAACAGCGGAAACCGAATCAATACCATTCACAGGAGGCACCACGGCAGTTGATACCATTATAACAGGCATTACAAGCCCCGCAGTGCCCCGTAATCTGACAGCCACCACAGACGGAACCGCAGGAGATATCAAGGCAGTACAAGTTACCGTCACAGGTACTAATTATGCCGATGAAGTGATTACAGAAGTATTGCCTATCTTTACGGTAAATTCAAAAACCACTGTTGTTGGGAGCAAAGCATTTAAAACTGTGACGAGTATCGCGATCCCCGCACATGATGGGTTGGCAGCGACAACCGCAATCGGATTTAGTGACAAGTTAGGGTTGCCTTACCTGTTAACTCACAACACACTTTTAACGGCACACACATTTTTGAATAATGTCGTTGAGGGAACTGAACCAGCTGTAGCATTTTCAGCCACGGCGATTGAAAGCAATACGATTGATTTAAACAGCGCACTTGACGGGCATGTTGTTGACGCATATTTTATTGTTTGAACAGAGGGGTTTAACACCCCTCTGTTTTTAGAAAAGGGGTGATTAAATGGCTAGAACAGCCAGCGAAATTGCTTTATTGGCACAAGTTAAAATTGCTTTACGGTTATCGGTAACGACATTTGACAACGATGAAATATACCCCATTATTGACGCGTGTAAAATTGATTTGTGGGCGAGTGGAATCCTGAAAACTGAGAATGACGACCCGTTAATTGTCCGGGCAATCGTTTTATATGCAAAGGCAAATTTCGGATTTTCTGAGGACAGTGAAAAATATCATTTGAGTTACACGTTGCTTAAAAATTCAATGGCTTTGTGTGCTGAGTATAATTCATATCAATTGACTTTTACGGTAACCGGTGGCGGGTTGGGAATAAAGGGTGCGATTATCCAAATCGGAGATATAGCGTTACTCACCAATTCGTTAGGCGTTGCAATTTACAATACCAGGGAGATCAATAAAGATGTTGATTATACATTAAGTTATTTGACAACATATATTGAGGACTCGGTTTATATTACAGGAGATACCGCGGAATCGGTGGTGATTGTCTGATGTTTGAACAAGAATGTAGTATTGAATTTGGAAATGCCATCGAAACGGTCGTATACGGGGAACCTATTCAAACCATAGCATGGCGAACAATCTTTGCTAAAAAGAAATCAATTCGTTCGTCGGAATTTTATGACGCAAAGAATGTAGGATTGAAGCCGGAACTCACATTTGAGGTTTACTCCTTTGACTTCAATAATGACGAAAAGTTGAGATATAACAACAAAGAATATTCAATTCTGCGAACATTTGAAAAAGGCGAAAAAACAGAATTAACCGTATCATCACAGATCGGAGGTGAAGTCTAATGGCCAGAGCAAGGAGAACGGCATTTACCTTTGAGTCAAACATTCCCAAGGTGATTGCGAAAATCGAGGCGACACCGGAAAAAGTGATGAATGTGGTTGGACAAAATATTGTCCGAGAAGTCAAAGCGACGACAATGAACAGCCAATTTCACCAGCGCCGGGCCATCCTGAAAAAGACGTTATCATACTGGGCCCGCAAAAAAGAAAAGGATTTACAGATTGGTTTTAAAATGTCCATCCCTGGCATCGTTGGAAAGATGATGACGGGTGCGGAAGATGATCCGATTAAACCGGTTGTAATAAAAAACACTCAACTTATTCAGGATATGGTTGCTGAAGCACTCAATGAAATAGGTAAACGAGAATGAAAATGAATGATGTAGCAGACCAGGTGCTTGGTTATTTATTAACTAAGCACACGCGCGTATACAGGAATAAGTCATCGAAAAAACCGGATTTTCCATACATTATATTCACAGTCGATACGGTTATCGATACGGTTCCATCCAAGGACATGTATTTGACAATTAATATATTCGAGAAAGCTGAAGCAAGTGTCAGGGTAATTGAGACGCTAGCTGATAATATCGACGAAGGACTGGAACAAAAAGTAATTAATACCAGTACAATGTGTTTGCATTTTAGTTTGGAGCAACGGCAATCTGTCAACGCTGATGAATTAACATCGGCGCAAATGGTCAATCTTCGGTATGTGATCCGGGGGTACTTTAACTAAGGGCGTAAATAAAATGATTATATTTAGCATCACTGAAGAGGAACGTGAAGTAATAATTAAAATTTTAATAAGTGAACGGTATCACAAATTATTGCAGGAACCGGAAACAAGAGACGAAAAAAAGTTTGAACAAATCAAATATTTGCATAATTCGTACAAAAAATAAACAGATCGAAAGGAATTAATAATGGGCGAAATATTATTAGGAAATGGCGTTGTTGCCGTTGATGGTGTGCCAATTGGATTAACCAGGGGAGGATCTGTATTCACAGTTGAGCGTGAGGTTCGGCCCATCGAAGCAGATGGAGATTACGGACCGATAAAGGGGCGACAAGTGATTGATAAGGAGGTTGCAAAGTTAGTAATCAACGCGCTTGAATTATTCACTTCCACGGAAATGATGAAACACTTCCCAGCAACAGCGATTACAGTAGGCGCGACTTACGATACGTGGAGATCCACATTAGAGATCGCTTTGACAGATTATCACACGGTAACCTGGACCGGGAATACTAAAAAAGGAAAAGCGGTATTGGTTACCGTAGAAAATGCAATAAACATCGGAAACTTAGAGTTGACATTTGAGGATAAAAACGAAGTTATTCCAGTGCTTGAGTACACAGCGAATTACCTGGAATCAGCGCGAACAACACCACCATGGAACGTGCAGTTTGCTAAAGGCGATCCTTACTCAGTGGCCATCACAGTAACAACGAATGGAACGGTAGCTATCCCAGGAGCGATCTTATCATTATACGGCGTTGAAGCCACTTCGAATGGAAGTGGTATCGCCACAATAGCAAATATTCCAGAAGGCATGCATACATTTAAGGTTGAAGCAGCCGGATACCAGACATATTTCGGAGCAATCGAAGTAGATGGTGCGAATTTTGCGGATACAATCACAATGGTAGCAATTGCATAGGAGGGGAAACCCTCCTTTTTTTAAAAAGGAGGATGTATGTTAATTATTAAAGAATTTGATTTAGAAGAGGTTTTTCTTTTGTCTGAGATACTGGACAAAATGGGATTGAAAATAGAATCAGCAAAGCTGGCAAGTAAAATAAAAACAGATAAATTAGAAAACATGGACGATGCAAAGGCAATCGGTAAAGAAGCCATTATTGCGATCATTGCAGATTTAGCAACAGATTTTATCAAAAGTTTATGGAAGGCAAGAGTGCTGGTAGTTAAGTTTATCTGCAATATGACCGGCCTGTCTGAAAAAGAAGTTAAGAAAATGGGGATCAAGGATTTGAAACAATTCTTTACCGAGCTGCTGGATTCACCTGATTTTAAAGATTTTTTAGCATCAGCCGGGGAGTAGACCGGACAGAAATCGAAGATCTACTATTAACCAGGTACGGAGATATGAGTTATATTATTAAAATGCCGTATCGATCAGCAATCAGATTGATTATAAAAGCAACCGAACAGAACACCAAAGATTACTTATTTAAACTATATAACAGCATTTACCCCAACATGGATAAGAAAACATTTAAGTCCTTTGATGAATTTTATAAAAAAGCAGTACCGAAAAAGATTGAATTAGACACAAGAAGTAAAGACGAAATTATGCAGGAAATAAAAATAATACAACGAAGATTTGAGCAACCGCAATAGGGTTGTTTTTTTAATACCCTAAAAGAAAGGGGTTGTTTATTATCGAACTATTTAGATTATTTGGATCAATCATGCTGGACGATCAAGATACAATTAATAAATTAAAGGGAATTGACGGAAAAGGAAACGAAACCACATCAAAATTGGATAAATTAGCAAACACAGGATTAGCCGTTGGGACTGCAATAGTCGCCGGTGCAACCGTAGCAGTTGGCGGGTTGATGGCAATTGCAAACGGTACCGCCGAAACCGCGGCTAAATGGTTGGAACTATCCCAAAGAACGGATATTGGCATTGAATCGTTGCAAAAGTGGGGATTTGCCGCTGATATGACGGGCGTGGATATTGAAAAATTAAAGATGGGTATGAAAACCTTGTCAACTGCAATTGTCGCTGCAAAAGACGGATCGGGCGATGCCAGAGACGGTTTTGAAACCCTGGGTATATCCATGGAACAATTAGCAACAATGACGCCTGAACAAGCCTTTGACGCAACGATGAATGCTTTGGCGGACATGCCAGATTCAGTCGAAAAGAATGTACTAGGAAGTAAATTACTAGGAAAAAGCTATACCGAGTTAAAACCGTTATTGGATGAAGGCTCTGCAGGTATGGAAGCATTCAAAAAACGTGCTGAAGAATTAGGAATTGTAATGAGCGCCGATTCAGTTGTTGCCGCCGAGGCATACGGCGATAAAGTCGATGAATTAGGAATTGCCTTTGAGGGTGCCAAAAATAAAGTTGGTGTTGAATTAATTCCCAAATTAACAGAATTAATAGACTGGTTTATGTCGAATTTACCCGCTATTCAAAGTTTTGTCTCAAATGGTTTAGAAAAAATAGCGACTGCAATTTCATTTGTGACAACCAATGCAAATATAATAATACCGGTCCTGGCAACATTATTCGGATTATTTGTATCATTCAAAGTAATCTCCGGAGTAGTGACAATAATAAATACATTATCGGCAGCGACTACAATGTTAACAGGCGTGACCGGAGCATTGAGTTTGGCAAAATTAAAAGATATAGGGGCGACGGTTGCCTTGATGGGGATGTATGCGGGTGATGCTATTGCAAAAGGTGCATCCGCTATAGCAACCGGAGCCATGACAATCGCTACCGGAGCAGCAACAGCAGCGCAATGGTTGCTGAATGCAGCCCTTACAGCCAACCCGATCGGGATAATTATAGTATTGATCGCAGCATTTGTTGCCGGATTAATCTGGCTATGGAATACCAATGAGGGTTTCAGGATAGCAGTAATCGCAATATGGGAAGCTATTAAAGTGGCATTTTCAGCCGCCTGGCAAAACATACAATTAATATGGGCCGCGGTTGTTCCATTCTTCCAGGCAGTATGGGATGGAATCGTCATGGTCTTTCAAGCCGTAGTTGGTTTCTTTGTCAATTTATTCGTCGCAGAATGGAATGGCATTATGTTTATTTGGAATGGTGCTATTTTATTCTTTCAAACGATATGGGATGGAATAGTCATGGTCTTTCAAGCCGTTGTCGGTTTCTTCGTAAATTTATATACTGCAGAGTGGAATGGAATCGTAGCAGTATGGAGTGCGTGTGTCGGATTCTTCCAAGCGGTGTGGGCTGGGATCGTAGCTGTATTCAGCGGGGTAGTCGGTTTTTACATTGAAATATATTCCGCTGCATGGAATGGAATCGTAGGCGTATGGAGCGCAGCGGCCGGATGGTTTAGCGGGATTGCTTCAGGTATCGGTTCGGCATTCTCAGGCGTTGGGGAGGCAATAATTGGCGCATTTCAAAGTGCGGTATCTTACGTTTCCAGTTTGCCTGGGCAATTCTTGTCTTGGGGATCCGACATGATACAAGGAATGATCGATGGAATATGGAGCATGATCGGTGGTATTACGGGTGCAGTATCAAATGTCGCATCAACGATAACATCATTCCTCCACTTTTCTCGGCCAGATGTTGGACCACTTAGGGAATACGAAGAGTGGATGCCTGATTTTATGGGGGGATTAGCAAGCGGAATTGAAAAAAATAAAGGATTAGTTACAAAGGCGATCTCTGAATTATCTGGAGAAATGTCAATAGGCGTAAAAACAGATGGATCTACAGGAGTTGATGCCGGGAGTAGCAATTTAAGCATAGCCGGATCAGATAGCAAGCAGCCCATAATTTTACAACTTATTTTACAAAGCGGGAAAGTTTTAGCGGAATATCTGATTGATGATCTTGACAAATTAATAGGCAGTAAAAATCAAATCATTGGAAGGAGTGAAGGAATATGACGGGCATAACATTTAATAATGAACACTCCTTTAATGATCATGGTTTAATATTGATCAGTAAGAAAATTAGTACACCGGGTAAAAAAAAAATAAAGGAAGCGGTTCCGGGGATGAGCAGTTATTATGACTTCTCAACCGTCGCGAGTGATGGGGAGATTGTCTACAATCAACGAACATTAGTTGTAAATTTTGTACTGATGGCAACAACTAAAGATCAGATGCAAATAAAGTTAGATAGTGTTATTAGATGGATCCAAGACGTCGGGCAAAAACCTTTAATATTTGACGATATCAGTGATTTTTATTTCATGGCCGAGGTGGAAGGAACAATTGATATTGCAGAAAAACATGGTACAGCAGATTTGTCCGTGACCTTTACAGCCGAACCATTCAAAACAGGCATAGATTTTGCAGTTGATCAATTATGGGATACATTCAATTTTGAAACAGATTACTTGCAAGACGGTGGTTACGACGTCGTAACCACCCGGACGATACCGCTTTACAATCCGGGACGGCCTGTTATGCCTCTTATCCATTGTAGCGCTGCAATGTCTATTGTTTTCGCTGGGGTGACTTACCCCATGGCAATAGGAAATAATATTCCCTATGGATTAAAATTATTAAATGGCATAAACACCCTAACCGTTAATGGCACGGGGCGCATTGAATTTTCATTTAGAAAGGTTGTGTTGTAGTTGTATAAGGTCAGTATTTTTAACAATGGAGTCGAAACGGTGATTCATTATCCCAGCGCCGATGCGGACACACCGCATCTTTTAAATTTGCCACTAAAAGAGAGCTTATCCCAGGCGGAGCAGCTCTCTTTTGATGTACCCTATGGTAACCCTGGGTATGGTTTGATTCAAGGGTTAATTACGAAAGTCAAGGTGTTTGATACCCGTGATAATTCGGTGGTGTTTTCGGGACGTGTGCTCAATCCAAAAGATGGCATGGGAGCCGATAGCAAGTTTATCAACCAGGTCACTTGTGAAGGAGCATTGAATTATTTGTGTGACAGTCAGACGAGGAGATGGCAGTTTATTAATCAAACACCGACACAAATATTGACATATTTATTAGAGCAACACAATATAAAGGTCGAACCGAGTAAGGAAATCCATCTAGGGGTTGTTGAGATAACACAAAGCATTAGCGTGGACACCAACTATGAAACAACACTGAATGCAATCATCACCAAGCTCCATAACATTTTAGGCGGTGATTTAAGAGTAAGAGAAACAGCTGGTTTATTGTATCTGGATTATTTAACTGATCTTGGAGAGAATAATGGTGTAGAAATACGAATCGGCATCAATGCGAAACAGTTGATCCGGGAGTACGACTCAGCAGATTTAATAACCCGAGTGATAATCTTAGGGTTCGGCCAGGGGATTAACCAGCTCGATATTACCACAGTCAATGGGAATGTGGAATATTTGGAAGATATCCCAGCAATTGCGGTTTATGGGGTCATCGAAGGACTCGTGACCAACAAAGATATCCAAAGTGCAAATACGTTAAAGATTTATGGGCAAACGGTTTTAGATGAGAAAAAACAACCGAAACTAATCATTGATACGGCTATGATAGATCGTAGTGTTTTAGCGGAATATGCCCTGGAAAAATACAACCTGGGGGATACTATCCATACGATTGCACCATTTTTGAGTATTGATGTTTATGCACGAGTGATTGAACGAAACAGAGATTTAATAAACAGCCCATGGGATCCTAAATTAATTATCAGCACACGACCAATCACTTTAAGCACACAAATCGGGGAGTTAAAACAACGGAATATGAATTTAGAGAATTGTCCCCAAGGGTCGACTTATATAGATACTATTGGATACGCGGAAAACATCGATGCAACACATCCGTTTGTTTTACCTGTATGGCTAAGCCCTGATATTTTGTATGTAAACCGAGTGAGATTACACATTGATAGCCAAAAATACAGAGCCTATGAAAAGGGAATTGCATCCGCTGCCGCAGTGACAGCGACAAGTGCTGGAGGAGGC